TCCCTCTGTCCAAGTCCTATCCGCTTGCCCCCATTCGTACCCCCCACCACTACTATAAAAAATTGTAATTATTCATGTCCAACGCTAAACACGCTTGCGTTTGTCAAATCTTGCGTGTAGAGTGGTTTCATGCTAGAACATTTAATACATGCTCCCGCTATTACAGACACGGCTAACTTCACGCCGTTGCATACGGCTGCGCCGGAAAAGATTGTGTCGGCTAAAGTTGCCACTACAAAGTGGCTAGAAGATCTGGGCGTGGTGCCAGACGCCGCACTTGAGCAGGAAATAGAAGTTGACCGCGCTCGGAAAGCCTTTGGCTCTTTAGTTGCGACCACGGACACAGACGATCAGCGCACGGCGCTAGCTGCAATCAAGACGCCTGTTGCAGTGCAGCATTTAACTGGGATGCTCACCGCATATGATTGGGAGTTTGTGCAACAGGCCAAGGAACTTCGTGGCTATACAGTAGCAAAGATCGTTGAAGAGACCAAGCACACGAACCCGAGTATCCGCCTCAAGGCGCTGGGAATGCTGGGGCGCGTGACTGAGGTTGGTTTGTTCACTGAGAAGATTGAGATTAAGAAAGCTGACCTGACTGATTCCGAGTTGGAGACGCGCATTAAAGAGAAGCTCAATCGCTTTATGCAGGTTGTTGATGTTGTAGACGTGTCAGATGTCCCTGAACAACTTCACGACGCTCAGCAAGGCTGAGCTTCAAGCGCTCCAGCGAGCGCTCCCCCATATGTCCACCAAGGACAAGATGGAGTTGTTTGAGGATTTGGAAGTCCGAGAGCACCGAGCGCGCATGTCTGCCGCGCACAATTCGATTTTGGGCTTTGCTGCTGCCGTATATCCCGGGTTTAAGGTTGGCGCTCACCACCGCAAGCTGGCAAAGATCTTTCATGATGTGCTCAACGGCACAAAAAAGCGGGTGATTATCAACATCGCGCCACGTATGGGTAAGTCAGAGTTCTCGTCTTACCTGTTCCCCGCGTACTTTTTGGGTAAATATCCCGATAAGAAGATCATCATGGGCACGCACACCGCTAGTTTGTCTGAGGATTACGGGCGGCGCATACGAAATTTGATCGACGGCGAGGACTACGCCGAGATTTTCCCCCAGACAAATGTGGCAGACGACCAGAAAGCGGCGGGGAAGTGGTCAACAACGGCGGGCGGACAGTACTACGCCGCAGGCGTAGGGGGTGCGCTAGCTGGACGGGGCGCGGATCTGTTCGTAATTGACGATCCACACTCGGAGCAGGACGTAAAGATCAACTCAAGGCTGGCTTTTGATAACGCATGGTCTTGGTTTCAGACGGGGCCGCTACAGCGTTTGATGCCGGGTGGTGCAATCATAGTAATTATGACGCGCTGGTCCCTGATTGACCTGACTGGGCGCTTGATCGACTACCAAACAAAGAACAAAGACGCTGATCGGTGGGAGATTGTTGAGCTTCCGGCCATTCTTAATGAAGATACGGAGCAGGAAAAGTCGCTTTGGCCTGAGCAGTGGCCGCTTGACCAGCTAAAAAGCAAGAAAGCCAACATGGACCCCCGGTTTTGGAATGCGCAGTATATGCAGCAGCCCACAGCCGATACTTCAGCGGTCGTCTCACGCAAACATTGGCGCATTTGGCCCAGTGATGACCCACCCACGTGCGAGTACATCATCCAGTCGTGGGATACGGCGTTTGAGACCAAGAACAATTCGGACTATTCAGCCTGTACTACGTGGGGCGTCTTCTATAATGAGGAAGAAAACAACTCGCCGCAGGTAATTTTGCTTGATGCGTTCAAAGATCGGATGGCGTTTCCTGAATTAAAGTCGGCGGCATACAAACATTGGAAGGAGTGGGATCCAGATGCCTTCATTGTGGAGAAAAAGGCAGCGGGCGGACCGCTTATCCAAGAGCTACGGAATATGGGCATACCTGTTCAGGAGTTTTCCCCGAGTCGCGGCAATGACAAGATGGTTCGGATGAACGCTGTGTCGGATCTGTTCCATTCGGGCAAGGTGTGGGCGCCAGATACGCGCTGGGCACGGGAAGTAATTGAGGAAGTCGCCACTTTTCCCGTGGGCGAGCATGACGATTACGTAGATACGACCACCCAAGCCCTGTTACGATACCGCCAAGGTGGGTTTATTGCGTTGGATTCGGACGAGCGGGATGAGCCGTCAATCTTTCGCCGTCGCACGGCTGCTTATTATTAGTATGACAACGCAAAAGTTCATGGGTCGTGGTCAATTGATTGACCGTCTGTCAGCGCAGATGGGGTCACGCGACGCCGCGCTCGACGTTCTGCGTTCTAGGGGGCATGTGGACGAAAAGGGCAAGCTGACCGAAGCGGGTTTAGCGCGTGATGCCATGACCGCAGAAGAACGTGCGCTTGACCGGGCTAAAAAACGCACAGGCAAGCCCGTGTCATCATTCAAGTATGATCCCGCCACTAATCGGGCAACTTTAAAGAAGAGATACTGATGGCAACAAACATCGACAAGTCGCTGTATAGCGCGCCGCAGGGCATCAATACGCTGGCTGCGCAGGAAGAACCGCTGGAGATTGAGATCGTTGACCCGGAGGCGGTCAACATCAAGGCCGGTGACCTTGAGATCAGTATTGAGAAAGACGGCGAAGAGTCCGACTTTTACGCTAACCTTGCCGACGATATTGATGCGGGCGACTTGGATATGCTGGCGGGGGAGCTAGCTGAAGCTATTGAGAATGACCGACAGTCACGCAAAGACTGGGAGAAGTCATACAAAGAGGGGCTGAAACTCTTGGGCCTCCAGTATGAGGAGCGCACGGAGCCGTGGAACGGTGCTTGTGGCGTGTTCCACCCCATGATTACGGAAGCCGTTGTGCGGTTCCAGTCCGAGGCGATCACGGAGTCATTCCCAGCGCAGGGTCCGGTGCGCACCAAGATTCTTGGCAAAGAAACGCCAGAGAAAAAAGAAGCCGCTAAGCGAGTTGAGGATGACCTGAACTACGAGCTTACGGAAGTGATGCGCGAGTTTAGGCCCGAGCATGAACGCATGCTGTGGAGTTTACCTGCAACGGGTTCGGCTTTCAAGAAAGTTTATTTCGATCCGTCGCTTGATCGCCCGGTATCAATGTTTGTACCGGCAGAGGACATTATTCTGCCGTACGGAGCCACAGATCTGGATACGTGCTATCGGGTTACGCACGTTATGCGCAAGACAGAGCAGGAGATTATTCGACTGCAACAGGCTGGGTTTTATCGGGACATCACGTTGCCTGACCCAACCCGCGAACAAACAGAAATTCAAAAAGCCAAAGACAGGGAAACCGGCTTTAGCGATCTGAATGATGACCGCTACATTATTTATGAGATCCACGCCGATCTGGATATTGCCGGGTTTGAGGACAAGGATGATGACGGCGAAGAAACTGGCATTGCTCGCCCATACGTAATCACAATTGTTAAAGGCACCAATGATGTATTGGCGGTGCGGCGCAATTGGAAAGAGGATGATGAGTTCTGCCTGAAGCGCCAGCACTTTGTTAAGTACGACTACATCCCCGGTTTTGGTGCGTATGGGTTTGGGTTATTCCATCTGATTGGTGGCTTTGCCAAATCCGCTACCAGCATCATGCGCCAGCTTGTGGACGCGGGTACGCTATCTAATTTGCCCGGAGGATTAAAGTCCCGTGGGCTGCGCATCAAAGGCGATGACACGCCGATTGCGCCGGGAGAGTGGCGCGATGTAGATATTGGGTCCGGGGCGTTGCGCGACAACATCCTGCCGCTGCCATATAAAGAACCGTCAAACGTCCTGTATCAGTTGCTCTCCACTATTGTGGAGGAGGGGCGCAGATTTGCTGCGACTGCTGACATGCAGGTTAGTGACATGTCGAGTCAGGCTCCAGTAGGGACCACGCTGGCTTTGTTGGAGCGCCAACTCAAGGTAATGACGGCGGTGCAGGCGCGCTTGCACTACAGCTTCAAGCAGGAACTGCGCTTGCTGGCGCAGATTATTCGGGACGACACAGAAGCCGAGTACGACTACGACCCAGAAGAGGGGCCGCGCAAGGCGAAGAAGTCTGATTACAATCATGTAGATATTATCCCGGTTAGCGACCCTAATGCGGCTACGTTGAGCCAGCGGGTTGTTCAGTATCAAGCTGTCATTCAGATGGCGCAGATGGCACCGGACATTTACGACTTGCCGCAGTTGCACCGGCAGATGCTTGAGATTCTGGGCGTTAAGCATGCGGACAAGTTGGTGCCGCTGCCAGAGGACATGAAGCCGCGCGATCCGGTAACAGAAAACATGAACCTGATGAAGTGCGAGCCGGTCAAGGCGTTCTTCTACCAAGACCACAAGTCGCACATTCAGGTTCACATGGCGATGATCCAAGATCCGACGATTGCGCAGGCGCTGGGGCAGAACCCGAAAGCTCAGCAGATCTCAGCCGCGCTGATGGAGCATATCGCAGAACATGCCGGGTTCCTGTATCGCTATCAAGTAGAGCAACAGCTTGGCGCGGCGTTGCCTAAATACGACGACGATCTGCCGCCCGAGGCCGAGTATGCGCTCTCTAATCTGATTGCGCAGGCGTCCAAGCAGGTGGTGGATCAGAACAAAGCGCAGCAGGCTAAAGAGCAAGCGCAGCAGCAAGCCCAAGATCCGCTGATTCAGATGCAGCAACAAGAGCTTCAACTCAAGCAGCAGGACATGCAGCTTCGCCAGCAGGAAGCGCAGGCTCGGATCCAGCTTGATGCACAGAAAGCCCAGCTTGATGCGCAGATAAAGCAGCAGGACATGCAGCTAAAGATGCAGCAGGCGGCTGCACAAGCACAGGCAGCACAAGCCCAAGCGCAGGCGCAGGCAGGCAAAAACGCGCTGGATCAGGCGCGCCTTGACTTAGACAGGGAAAAGATTACCGGCGACATGCAGCTTGCCGGGATGAAGATGGGTGCGCAGATTCAAGAGAGCAAAGCCAAGCAGGAAGCTCAGCATGAGCTTGAGGGGCTGCGCATCGGGACTGATATCGCCAAGCATAAGGCGCAGGTAAATATGCAAAACAAACAACGCAAACCGGAGAGTAAAGCATGATTCATGAATTTGCCCGCGTATTGCGCGAAAAGATCCGCGACGATTTGAACAACTACGCTGATGATTTGGCTAACGGCGTGTGTCAATCGTATGAGGAGTATCGAAAACTCTGTGGTGTCATTCAAGGTCTAGCCATCGCAGAGCGTTACATCATCGACCTTGCTAAAAAAGTGGACGAAGCCAATGACTGATGAACTTACGCCGGAGCAAAAAGCAAAGACAATCCCAGCCCCAACTGGGTGGAAACTTCTTTGCGCTATTCCTGAGATGGACGACACGTTTGAGGGGACTGACATTGTTAAGCCCGATGCGTTTATCAAACAGGAAGAGCCTGCATCAACGGTGCTTTTTGTAGTAAAGGTCGGCCTCGACGCATACAAGGATAAGGTTAAGTTTCCTTATGGCCCTTGGTGCAAAGAAGGCGATTTTGTTTTGGTACGTGCCTATTCCGGTACGCGATTGAAAATCTTTGACCGCGAATTCCGTCTGATCAATGACGATCAGGTTGAGGCTGTTGTTGAAGATCCCCGTGGCATCAGCCGCGCTTAACGAGGTAACACATGGAAGAGTACAAATTCCCCGATGAGGTTGGCGGCGTTCAAGCCATCAAACCAAACGACGAAGACATTGAGGTCGAGATTATTGACGACACGCCCGAACAAGATCGGGGGCGCAAGCCACTGGATCGGGAAGTCGAAGACCCCACTGATGACGAAATCGAGTCTTACTCAGATAAGGTCAAGGGGCGCATTAAAGAACTGACACATGCGCGACATGATGAGCGCCGTGCCAAAGAAGCCACCCTGCGGGAGAAGCAAGAGCTTGAGCGCTTTGCGCAACAGCTACTGTCTGAGAACCAGCAGCTTAAACAGTATGTAGACACTGGCACTGCCCAGTACGCTGAAACCGCAAAGGCTGCGGCTGAAGCAGAACTGGCTGCGGTGCGGCGTCAGTACAAGGAAGCGCAGGAAGCTTTTGATACGGACGCTATTATTGCTGCGCAAGAAGCGTTGACCGAAGCCAAGTTAAAATTGGAGTCGATCAAAAACTTCAGACCTACCCCTTTACAAACAACTTCAGATACTGTACAAAGGCAAATGTCCGCTCCCCAAGCGGCCCAACCTGACGAAAAGACACTGCGCTGGCAGGCAAAAAACCAGTGGTTTGGCTCACCGGGGTATGAGGAAATTACCAGCTACGCACTAGGGCTGCATCAAAAACTAGTCAGTTCGGGTACTGACCCGCGAAGCGATGAGTACTTTCAGGCAATAGATTCACGCCTGCATAAGACTTTCCCTGACATGTTTGGGGGGTCTGCTCCCAAGAAACAATCGGCTGTTGTTGCGCCTGCGACACGCTCGTCAGGCACAAGACAAGTCAAACTAACAACCACGCAAGTCGCGCTGGCCAAAAAGTTTGGCTTAACCCCAAAGCAATACGCTGATCAACTTGTTAAATTGGAGAATGCAAATGGCTGAAACTAACGCTCGTACCCCCCGTGACTTGGCGTCACGCGAAAAAACCGCTCGGGCTGTTTACGTACCGCCGAGTTCTCTGCCAGATCCTACCCCTGAAGCGGGCTATTCATTCCGGTGGATTGCAACGCATATCATGGGGCAAGCCGCAAACACTAACGTGTCAGGCAAGTTCAGGATGGGCTGGGTTCCGGTTAAGGCAAAAGACCACCCTGAATTGATGATCGAAGGAAACTCTGACGGTAATGTGGAAATTGGTGGGCTTTTGCTTTGCAAAATCTCAGCCGAAAAAGCGGAAGCCATGGCGGAGTACTACAACGATCAGGCGCAGAAACAAATGGAGTCTGTTGATAACAACTTCATGCGTAACAATGACCCCCGTATGCCGCTGTTTGCAGATCGTAAGTCAACGGTCAGTCGCGGCGGATTTGGTTCTGGTATTAAATAACGGAGTTTTAAATGGCTTACCCGACTGTTAATGGCCCTTATGGGCTAGTGCCGGTCAACCTGATGGGCGGTATTCCGTTCGCTGGGTCTACCCGGATGATTCCGATTGCGCAAAACTACGCGACAAACCTGTTCAACGGTGACGTTGTTGGTCTGTCTGGTGGTAACGCAGTCATCACCCCTTACAACGCTAACAGCACCACCGCAGCAGCGGCTGGGCAAATCGTTGGCGTGTTCTTGGGCGCACAGTACGCTGGCACCCCTCCGATCTACGGCAACCTGCAAGGTCAGTACTATCAGGCCAGCACCAATAAAGCTGGAATGATTGCGTACGTGATGGACAACCCCACCGCGCTGTTCAAAGCGTGCGTTCTGGCTCAGGCTCAAGGCTCGGCTAACACGCAAGCTAACACCAGCACGACGGTTGGCTACATGAACCCACGGTTCATTGGCACGGATGCGTTCCTGATCGCCGGTAACTCTGGCAGCACGACGAACGGTAACTCGGCAATGGGTGTATCCGGTGGTAACCCCACCGTGTCTAGCTCGGTCGCTGGTAACATTGTTCAGACGGTTGGCACTGGCTCGGCAACTTCGCCTTGCTTGCGCGTTATCCAGATGGTTCCTGATTCGGCAGTCACGGTTGGCACCACGCTGACCAGCAGCCCATCAAACGCAACCACCTTTACCGTTGCTTCTACCACCGGCATCCAGCCGGGAATGACGGTCACCATCGGTGGCACAGTCTATTCGGGTTCAAGCACCACGCCGTTCCCAACGCTCTCTAACCTCACCGTTACCGGCGTTGTGACCAGCACATCCACCATTACCGTTAGTTCGGCTGTAACTGCTACCTCTGGCGCAAGTGCATCGTTCGTCGGTTTCCCCGAAGTGATCGTTGGCTGGAACTTCGGTTACCACAGCTACTTGATCGCCGCTGGCGTCTAAGGAGTAAATCATGGCTATTTCACGCGCCCAACTACTTAAAGAACTGCTCCCGGGCCTTAACGCCCTGTTCGGTCTTGAGTACGCCCGTTATGGCGAAGAGCACAAAGAGATCTACGAATCTGAGAAATCAGAGCGTAGCTTTGAGGAAGAGACCAAGCTGTCTGGTTTCTCCGCTGCTCCAGTCAAGAACGAAGGTCAGGCAATTGCGTATGACAATGCGCAGGAAGCCTTCACCGCTCGCTACAACCACGAAACCATTGCTCTTGGTTTCTCAATCACCGAAGAGGCGATTGAGGACAACCTGTACGACAGCCTGTCTGCTCGTTACACCAAGGCTCTGGCTCGCGCCATGGCTTACACCAAACAGGTAAAAGCCGCTTCGGTTATCAACAATGGCTTCAACTCTGCCTACCCCGGTGGTGATGGTGTCTCGTTGTTTAACACGGCGCACCCGCTGGTTAGCGGTGGAACGAACAGCAACACGCCTTCCACGGCTGCTGACTTGAATGAGACTTCGTTGGAAAACGCGGTCATTCAAATCGCTGCTTGGACGGATGAGCGCGGCCTGCTGATTGCAGCAAAGCCACGCAAGCTGATCATCCCACCGGCTCTGATGTTCGTTGCTACCCGTCTGTTGGAAACCAGCCTCCGTGTTGGTACTACCGACAACGACATCAACGCTCTGAAGAACAACGGCGCAATCCCCGAGGGTTACACCGTTAACCACTTCTTGACCGACGCAAACGGCTGGTATTTGACCACCGACGTTCCAAACGGTCTGAAGCACTTTGAGCGTATGCCGTTGACGAACTCCATGGACGGTGATTTTGATACTGGCAACGTGCGCTACAAGGCACGCGAGCGTTATTCGTTCGGCTGGTCTGATCCGCTTGGTATCTTCGGTTCGCCCGGATCGAGCTGATCTGTGTAGAAAAGGGGGCCAAAAGCCCCCTTTTCTTTTGCACTGTGCTGTGTTATAAAGTGGCATACCTAGACCACCCGACTTGCTGACTGACTAGGCAGACTTCCCTCAAGAGACAGCAAGTTTTGATTTGAGGATATATCATGGGTTTCGCTTCCCACCTTGGCCCTTGGCTGCTTGGCACGAACAAGTACACAACGGGCACGACCGCTGGCACGATCCAGAACATGGGCGCAACGACTGTTGCTCAGACTGGGACCATGACGGTTAACACTACGACTGCTACCACCTTTGCCGTTCTTCCGGCTGGCGCGCAGATCACCAACATCTTCTGTGATATCACCACGGCGTTCTCTGGAACAACGGGTAATACGATTACGATCCAAACGGCTGGCGGAACTTCGCTGGCTACGGTTGGTGGCGCAACCACGACCCCTTTAGCTGTTGGACGCGCAACGGTTACCTTGTCTGGCACCAACATGGCTACGATTCTGAACGTCGGATCTACAGATCTGGTTCTTCAGGTTATCTACGCTTGTGCAGGTACGGCCAGTGGCGGAGCAGCACAGATTACCGTGCAATATCTCGTCAAAGGTTCTGACGGCGCAATGTACCCAACCAGCACCCAAAACTAAGTAGGGGGCTGCAATGCAGCAAACCGATGTAAAGAGCACGCACCTGAACTCTTCAGGTGTGGTGTTTGCTGGGCGCTGTCGAGTGCGTGGATATCAAATCAAACCTAGCGGTACTGCTGGGCAGATTGATATGTACGACAACGCAAGCGCCGCAAGCGGGAGTATTCCGCTATCACTAGACACGACAACTAACACCGCAGTTATTGCTACGCTTATCCCCGGTGAGGGGGTATTGTTTCAAAACGGGTGTTATGTGTCGTTGCCAACCAGCCACGCAATCACAGTGTTCTACGCTTAATCATGGCTAAATCACCAGCTTGGCAAAGAACAGAAGGAAAGAACCCCAATGCTTAAAACTTTAAACGGCACAGCAAAAGACTGCACCCACTGCGGGACATCAAAAGACCTCGCGCTGTTTTATACATCAGGCAAGAAGGTTGATGGGTCTCCCAAGTACGCTTCTTGGTGCAAACAGTGTATTTCTAAAAAGCAAACTTCGTACCACAAACGTACTTGGGGGGAAGACAAGCTTCAATACACGGCATTTAAACGAACGAAAAACGTACGGTCTTACTTGCAGTACCTTCGTGCAAAGGCGGTAGCGCGCAAAAAATCCAAAGAAGTTATTTCTTTGGACGCCTTAGAATTGCTTTGGGCGACACAAAATGGTGAGTGTGCGTTGACTGGGTGGCCGATGACGATGGAGTTAGCTAACGGCGTAGTGCATACAAACTGTAGTATTGATAGAGTTGACTCGTCGCTAGGGTATATTGTTGGTAATGTACAACTGGTGTGCCGCGCTGCAAACGTAGCAAAAAGTAACCTAGAGCAGTTAGAGTTTGTGAAGTTGTGCCAAGCAGTAGTGGGGCGTAGCAATGGCTAAATCACCAGCATGGCAGAGAAAAGAAGGCAAGGCAGAGAGCGGGGGTCTCAATGCGAAGGGACGCGCGTCCGCCAAATCACAAGGGATGAACTTAAAGCCCCCCGCCCCGAAACCAAAAACGAAAGAAGACGCAGGGAGAAGGAAGAGCTTCTGTGCCAGAATGAGCGGCATGAAATCGAAACTTACTTCCTCCAAAACAGCCAAAGACCCAAACAGCCGGATTAACAAAAGCTTGCGGGCGTGGAACTGCTGAGATGGAACACCACGACATAGATGCCGCCAAGTCCTTCATGGATGGGCTGTCAATATTTACTGTGGTCGGTGCGCTAGCCGACATGCTTCCGTCTTTTGCTTCTTTAGTTACTATTGTTTGGTTGTCAATCCGAATCTGGGAAACCGATACGGTTCGTGGTTGGTTTAAAAAGCCCGCGTTGGATGTTGACAGCGATGCCAAGCAGTAGCAAAAAACAACACAATTTTATGGAGGCTGTAGCCCACAGCCCCAGCTTTGCCAAAAAAGTTGGCGTCCCTCAGTCCGTGGGCAAGGACTTCTCGGCGGCAGACAAGGGTCGCAAATTTTCCAAAGGTGGTGACATGGCGGAATCAAAGAAGATGGTTGGTAAAGAAGTGGCCTTCATGAAGAAGAAGGGCGCACCTGCCGCCATGATGAAACACGAAATGGCCGAAGCAAAAGGCATGAAGAAGGGCGGCAAGGTCAAAGAGACAATTGGACCGCGCAGCATGAAGTCTGATGTGGAGAAGGGATCAAACAAAGATCTCAAGCACGGTGAGCATGGCGTTCAAAAGCGCGGGCACACCAAAGCAATGATGCCTAAAATGAAAGGAAGGACGGTCTAATCATGGCAACTGAATTTGCAAAAAAACCGGGCGAAGCGGAGATTTATACCGCCGATGTTGGTAATCCTCCCATGGACTACGAAGGCCCAACTACTCCAACCAAACCAGTCAAGAAACCAAAGAAGATGGCAGGCGGTGGATCCGCTTCTTCGCGGGCTGACGGCTGTGCAGTTAAAGGCAAAACCAAAGGACGGTTCGTATGAAACCAATGAACAAAGCTGAGAGCTTGAG